TCTTCCAGCTTGTCGAATCCATCCGCCGGGCGGTTGACATGGAACACAAGCTTATGTATGATTCGTATTCGCAGATTGATTCACCGAAACCAACCAAGGAGGCACGCATGGGCGGCGAGGAAGAATAATTCTGTTACATCGTGGCACAGGTAGTTAAACTCTCTCAAACTAAGGAATCAAGATGGAAATTTCGTTTAAGACTAAGGAACACCCGGAAGCCCGTAAGGTCGAGTTCGACATGCCGGCTGACCTTGATAGCCTCGTCGCCAAGTACGGTGCCGATACTGTTTATGCTGCCGCTTCTGGCAACTTCGTTATCTCGCTGCAGGCTCTGGCTCGTCGTCACATTGAGAAGTCGGATGAAGAAATCCAGGCTCTTGTGGCTGCGTGGAACCCGAACGAGCGTGCTGCTGCTGTCAAGGCGACTCCGGCGGAACGTGCGGCTTCGGCGTTCAGCAAGCTGTCGGCGGAAGAGAAGGCGGAACTGCTGGCCCGTCTGCGCGGTTAATCATCAGTTGGCTTCCCCCTAGGCCACTGATGTAGGTTGAGCCCTCCAACCTGACTGGTGTAATGCCAGTTGCTCCCGGATTCTCCCGGGGAGAGGGCATAAGAAAGCCCGGCTATCCAACACCTAAATGCGAATGCAAACGGGATAGCGGACTTTCTTATCATAGTACCAAGATTGCCGGGAACGATACCGGTTGCGGTGGTAATCTATGAACGGTGCCTTTAGTCCTGCGGGCACCAACCTCAACTTCAACTACAACTTAGGGATACGTGATGAACGATAAAGTCACTGCTGTTCTCTGCCCTTGCGGCCACAAAACCTGTAAGACCTATGGAGTTTCCAACGGTACATTCTATCAAGGATGTGGCTGGGATAAAGAGTCTGCGGAATTCGTGGCCTGGGCTTTTAATAATCAGGAACAAATTAAATCACTAATGCAAGCTGCATCTGGTGATGGCTGGATGAGGGAATCCTGATGATCCTCACTCGCCCTCTTCTCGCTGCGAAAACAACTGACGCAGACCTCCAAAAGCTTAAGTTCCCAATGCTTCTATCTCCCAAGATAGACGGCATTCGTGCGCTTGTGGTTGACGGAAAGCTAATGTCGAGGAGTATGAAACTGATTCCTAACGCTTATACGCAGGCGTTGTTTGGTCGTCCTGAATTGGAAGGACTAGATGGGGAATTAGTGGTAGGGAATCCGTGGGATAAGAACTTGATGCAACAGACTACCAGTGGTGTGATGAGTCATGGGGGTAGGCCTAACGTAGAGTTCTTTGTGTTCGACAAGTGGAACGATCCTCGTAGATTTATGGATCGTATCAACTTTGTACATAACTTAACTATGACATTTGATCCACAGGAACGTGTATCCGCCCTAGCACACTATGATGTGTATAGTCACGATGATGTAGTCTTTTGGGAACATCGGTTCCTTGCCGCTGGATATGAAGGAGTAATGCTCCGCGATCCTAATGGCCCCTACAAGCAAAACCGTTCCACCCTCCGCGAAGGTATCCTTCTAAAGGTCAAGCGCTTCCAGGATTCCGAAGCAGTTGTTCTAGATTACGAACTACTCAACCGCAACCTCAACGAAAAAACAAAGGATGAACGTGGATACTCTAAGCGATCGACTTCACAAGATGGCAAAGTGGCTGACGATCTCATTGGTAGTCTGCTTGTTCGTGACCTGCATACTGGTGTTGTGTTTAGTATCGGCTCAGGCTTTAGTGAATCTCAACGCTATGCAATGTACGATGAACGGGATTCCTTGGTCGGGAAAATAGTTAAGTATAAGAGTTTCTCGATTGGTGTGAAAGATAAGCCACGCTTCCCGATCTTCCTCGGTTTCCGCAGCCCACTGGATATGTAAGGATTACAATGCGTAAAGTTTTTATCGTCAACGACGGTGGGCAGGACTTCTCAACCGCGCGAGAGTTCGGGGAGTTAGTAACTTGTACCACCGGGATAATTAGGAAAGATCGAATTGATCTAATGCTTTCCGATCTACGCCTCGCGCTAAAAGACTCGGAACCAGATGATCTCATTCTTGTTAGTGGTCTCACGTCTCTCTGCATGGTGGCGGCTGCGCTGATGACAGAGTGGCACGGGAAAGTTAATATGTTGATCTGGCATGAGCGAAGGTATGTGGCCCGGACTATTGATTTGGAGTTGCTATGAGTAAAGAACCTGTTCTAACTAATCCACATGGTAACGGCTATGTATCAAGTTCAGGCTTTCGTCCATCAGATAATGATTTGACACCTGACTACGATCATGAATGTATAGTCTGTGGTGCGACTCCAATAGTTCCTTGCTCTGAAATGTGCGGCCCTTGTACTTTCGGGGAAGCAGATACCATTGGAGGTAACTGGTGAACGCCCCAACTCGCGACCAAAAAATGCGCTGTTATGACAACACTAGAATTAGCGATTACAAGACATGCCCGCGCTTATTCTTCATTCGTCACGTTATGGGATGGCGTCCGGTAGGTACGGGAATCGCCCTGGTGTTTGGCTCCAGCTGGCATGATGCGCAAGATATTGTTTGGGGACAAGCTCGGAACTATAAGCCTAACGACCTCACCGAGTTGGCCGCTCTATCCTTCGAAGCAACGTGGAAGGAAAACAACCTACCTGTAGATATTCCGCTAGAACAAGAGAATCGTTACCTGCCACGAACTCCTGGCATTGCGCGGGAGATGCTTTATAACTACATTATGGCCCGCCACAAAATGCTAACGGGTTGTGAAGTAGTTGCCATCGAACATCCCTTTGCTGTTCCAGTTCCTGGGCTTGATGATTGCTGGTATATTGGTAGGCTTGATAAGGTGGTAGACTATAATGGCCAGCGGCTGATCATTGAACACAAGTCCACGACGGCCTACGCAATTCAAGGGAACTTCCGTGAAGATTATGTTGCCTCCTGGTTCATGTCAGCTCAGGTTAAAGGATACCAGTTTGGAGGTAGTCTTTACTACGGGAACGTTAATGCAGTCTGGGTCGATGCTGCGCTTGTTCATCGAAAAGTGCATAACGCATTCAAGTTCATACCAGTTGCACATAACTATACCCTCCTTGCCGAGTGGCTCGGTGGTACTACACAGTGGATCAAGCAGATCATCGCCGAGCAGGAAAAGTTCGAAGAAGTAAGCGAGCTTCAACCTGGAATGTTTAAGAAGAACGAAGAAAGTTGCTTCGGAAAGTACGGCCCCTGTCAGTTCATTGATATCTGCCGCAGCATTGCAGACCCGAGTAAGTTAGATCAAGCACCGGCGGGCTTTGTGCATGAACCTTGGGAACCGTTTGATATTTTGAAGATGGAGAAGTTGCTTAAGTAACTCAACCCTTGCCACGGTGGCGAAACTGGTAGACGCATCGGGTTTAAGCCCCGACGGCTAAATGCTGTGAGGGTTCGAGTCCCTCTCGTGGTACCAACTAAGGAGATAGTAATGTGCACTCGTAAAGATTGTCTGCGCTATGTAAAGAATACAGGTGGACACGCAACAAAAGATCACTTTATTGACGACTGGGCACCTGTTGGCGCTATGGCTTGGCGGGATCTAGCAGATAATGGGTTTGCTGAAGAACGAGAAGGTAAAATCTTTTTGACAGATAAAGGCGTTGATCGCCTTCAACAATTGGAGAATGCGTGATGGCAGGTAAAGCATCTGAAACTACATATACCTTTGCAGTTACATTTGTTGGCCCTGCTGGAATGAACATTCCTAATATTCGTTCTCACATTAGGGAGGCATTACTGGCAAGGAATGCCCTGGAAATTACCAACCCGGAAGATGTAAAGATTCATCTACAAAACAAGGAAACCAGTTATGGCAAACGCTAAGGATGCACGCGGCAACACAGCCCATCGCATCCTCTTGCTTGGTGATACTGGTGGCGGAAAGACAACGCAGTTTCTGACTATACCGGGGAAGAAGTTCATTTACTGCTTCGACTCCAATGCGTTGCTTTCCTTGCAGGGATACGATGTTGAGTATGAAGAGTTTCTACCGGATCGGTTGAACTTATCGGTGCGGTCACTGGAGAAGGATTCTTCAGGAAAGAAGAAGGGAGATAAAACCACTGATTTTAAGAACGATCTATATGTCGAATGGGAGAAGGATTTTCAAAGCCGGGTCGATAAGGGGTTCTTCGACGACTACGACGTGATAGGCTTCGACTCTGCCACTACCTTCCTCGACCTCGCAATGGATCGCGTACTCACTATTAATGGTCGAAGTGGGCAATGGCCGCAACAAGATGACTATGGCCCACAGATGATGGTGTTTACTAATGTTTGTCGAACGCTGGTATCTCTCGGCAAAACTATCGTCATGACCGGGCATCTGGAGATGAAGAAAGATGAACTGGTTGGTAGGATTTTCCGCCAGCCTATGATGACCGGCCGACTGCGGACAAAGATTCCTCTGCTGTTCTCTGACATCTTCATCTGTGAGGCCGAGAGTGATGGCAGGTCGGACATTAAGTATCGCATCCAAACCACTCCCGACCGTATCACTACCACTGTTCGAACTTCTTTCAAGGGCCTTAAGCCAGTGGAGGATGTAACCATTGACTTCAAGAAACCACTTGAGGGACAAGGTATTGGGAGGCTGATCGTCAATGAAAAGCTTGGTAAGTAAACTTCTTTGTTGGATGGGCTTTCATGAGTGGAATCATGAGTGGGGCCTGAAGAGTTGTATTCATTGTGGAGAGTATATAGATGACTGAACAAAGTGTACTTCAACAAAAAGCTGCTGATCTGCGGCAGCTTAAATCGTCCATCGCAGAGTATGAAAAGATTTTACCTATTGTACAGAAAGACGTAACTGATGCGCGTGTTTCGCTAATGCAGGCAGAGTCTAATCTTCGAGATACAGTAACATTGCTGACTGCCCAGAAGGTTAAACTCACCAATGATATTGCAGATATGTCCGACTTGCTTGACATGGCATTGACAGACATTAACCTGTGAACTTCTGTCCCAATTTGGGACAACCCTACCCACCACCTCTCCTGAGGCTGGGCAACCCCTGGGCTAACGCCCCTAACTGAGTAAACAAAATGACGTATATTCCTGCAAACTTCGATGATGCG